ACTAGAAGTAATGTTGGTAGTCATTACAATACATCAACAGGAAAATTTACTGCACCAGTAACAGGTAATTATCAATTTAATTTAGTTGCTTTGGGTGCTGCTGGTGGTGGAGCAGCTCTTACTGGAGCAGCAGTTTATGCTACGCTTTATCATGAAACTGACAGTGCTAATCTTGTAAGGTCATACGTTTCTGGTCAAAGTGGGTATCCTAATTTAAGTTTTTCCACCGTTCAGCCTTTAGATGCTAATGATGTAGTTAGAATAGATGTTGGAGGTGGATATGCTTATAGTGATGGGTCAGATATATGGCTTGCATTTTCTGGATTTTTAATAGGATAAATTATGACAAATTATAAAAACATATCTATAACAAAACCTGACGATACTCTTCTTTGTAAGGAAACAGCAGAGGCTATTTTAGTTGCTACAGATTGGACACAATTACCAGACAATAATTTAACATCTGATTGTGTAGAGGCGTTTGCTACTTATCGTGATAGTATTCGTACAATTAGAAAAACAAATCCATCTAATCCAACTTGGCCTACTGCACCTGTGGAAGAATGGAAATAGCTAAATTAGAAGGATAAATAAATGTTTACCCTGTCTGCATTTTCTAGTAATGCTTTTAGTGAATCAGATGCAGACATACTGTTTATTGTATCAGGAGCTTCAGCCAGTACTGCTATAGGCACTGTTACAATAACTGCAGATGCCAACTTAACTCTATCTTCTGTATCAGCTATAAGTAATGCTAATACAGTAACAGTTACAACAACATCAAGTATAGATACAACAGTTGTTCGTGCAAGAACAATCTATATACCACAAAGAGAAAATGCCAACACAGTTATACATATTACAGAAGTACCAAGGATTGTATCTATACCAAGAAGATTGAATGAAAATAATGTTATACATATTGCTGAACAAAACAGAATTGTTTATGTACCAGAGAGAAAGAATTTAAATAATAAAATATATAAGGTAGCTTAACATGTCTTTTAGATGGCCTAACAAAGATCCAGATGAAACCCTAGACTATAGTATAGATTGGTCTAGATACCTTGGCAGTGCCACTATAAGCTCCGTACAGTGGCTTATCGTGGATGACCAGACCACCACACTTGCTGAAGCAATTACAGCCTCAGCGACCAGTATAACGCTTACAGACGCAAGTATCTTTACAACTAATACAAATGATACACAGTTGAAGATAGGTAATGAGATAATAGAATATGACTCTGGTGCTATCAGTGGTAATACTATAACAGTAACAAGAGGTGCAGACTCAACAACTGCAGTTGCTCATGCTTCTGGAGCTACAGTGTCAGGAGGAGAAGTGCCTATTATTGCATCAGTTCAGGTAACTGTCAATGGTTTAACTGTACCTGCTAACACCATCTCTAATACAAATACAGTAGCTACAGTAAGATTTAGTGGTGGTACAAATAACAAAACCTACAAGGTTCTTTGTAGAATTACAGACAGTACAAACTTAGTATCTGAAAGAAGTGTCAGACTTAAAATTAAGGAAAACTAATGGCTTATAATTTTATTGGACTTGTTAATGAAGTCAACAGAAGACTAAATGAAGTGGAGATAGCAAACACCTCTGCAGACTTTATTGCTGCTTCTGGCTTTTATAATACAGCAAAAGATGTGGTCAATGCATCTATAAGACATATACAGTCAGAAGAATTTGGTTGGCCTTTTAATCACATAGAAGAAGAAGAAACACTGGCTATAGGTATTACAAGGTACAGCTATCCAGAGGATGCAAAGTCTATTAATATAGACAGTTTTAGAATTAAACGTAATGATACACTTAATGTACAGACAACTAAGTTACAGTCAATGGACTATCAAGAGTATCTTAACAAACATCTTGACTACGAGTATAACACAAGCACAACACTAAGAGGTGTTCCTAAGTTTGTTATACGTGCGCCTAGTGATGAGTTTCTTGTTATACCTACTCCTGACAAAGCCTATGAATTAATCTATGAATACTATAGAAATCCTATTGACTTAGAACTATTTGATGACGTTCCTAATATACCTAAAGAATATAAGTATGTTATTGTAGAGGGAGCTATGTATTATGCTTATCAATTTAGAGGTGATGTACAAAATGCACAGTTAGCTATGCAAAAGTTTGAAGCAGGGTTAAAACACATGAGATCTATCTACATTAACAGATATGAATATGTTCGTTCTACAATGATTAATAAAAATAGTATCTTGACAAATACGCTGAGAGTGGTATAATGGCAACACAATGGCAGACCTTTCCAATAGAATTTAAGGGTGGACTTGTTTCTAACTTGACACCCCTACAGCAAGGTATTCAAGCTGTAGGATCTGCTACACAATTACAAAACTTTGAACCATCTATTTCTGGTGGTTATAAGAAGGTGTTAGGATACTCTAAGTTTAATGGTGATATTATAACAGGTAGTGGTGTTATACAGGGTGTTGCAGTTACAAACAATACCACAACTACAACGGCTGTTGTTATAAGATCAGGAGCATTTTATGAGGTAACTGCAAGTTCTATTAGTTCAGCTTTAGCCACAGGTTCTACAACAACTTCTACTAAAGTTAGATTTACACATTTTAACTTTGATGGTACAGATAGAATCATGTTTGTAGATGGTGTTAACTTTCCTGCTCATTATAGCGCAGGTAGTGTTACATTCTTAACCTCTTCTAACTCCTCTGATTTAGAGGATGCTACACATGTTATTAACTATAAGAACCACTTGTTTTTTGCTAAAGGTGCAAACTTAATATTTAGTGCGCCATATAGTCATACAGATTTTTCTGCAGCTAATGGTGCAGGATCTATTAACGTAGGTTCTGAAATTACAGGCTTGATTGTCTTTCGTGAACAAATTATTGTTTTTACTTCTAATACAATTCAAAGAATAACTGGTAGTTCTTTTGCAGATTTTACACTTGTACCTGTTACTTTAGATATTGGTTGTACTGAAGATGACAGTATACAGGAGGTAGGTGGTGATATTATCTTTCTATCACCTGATGGACTAAGACTTCTTTCTGCTACAGAACGTATTGGTGACTTTAACTTAGATGTTCCTTCTAATGTAATTAAAAGTACCTTTGATAATTTTATTATAAGTAACAATAATTTTCACAGTTTAGTTATTAGAGAAAAAAGTCAATATAGAATATTTGGATATAAAAGTAGTACAATTGCCACAGATTCTGCAGCAGGTCTACTTGCTACAAAGTTTTCAGCACAAGGTTCTGCAGGATTTCAGTGGGCAACTTTAAAAGGTTTTGAAGTTTATTCTGGAGACTCTCGTTATTTAGGTGCAAACGAAATAATACTTTTTGCAAATGATGATGGGTATGTCTATCAGATGGAAAAGAAGGGAACTGAAAAGATTACTTATAGACAATCTGCAGATGACGATGATACTGATGGTATTGCTACAAGTCAGTCTGTAGGTAGTGCAACAACTATGACAATCAATGGTGCATTAGCATCTAGTGGATCAGTAACTTTAAATGTAGCAAAGTATATTAGTATTACAAGTGCAGGAAATGATAGTGGTATTACATTTACAGTTGCAGGTACATCTGATGGATCAACAGCTTTAAATGAAACAATAACAGGTGGTAATGCTAGGACAGTGTTAGGAACAAGTGTATTTAAAACAATTACCTCTGTTACAACCAGTGGTGCTTCTGCAGGAAATGTTACAGTAGGAGTTGTAGGTAACAGTGTAATAGATTCTGTTTTTGTATCGCCTTTTATGCCAATTAGTGATCCACAGCAACGTAAAACTTATTATAAGTTATCTTTGTACGTAGATCCAGAAGGATCTTTTACAACAGATACAAAAATAATATTAGATCAAAACTCTACAAGTGTTGTTCAGCCTGATGTTATTGCACCAACAATACAGTTAAGTGGAACATCTTCTGTATCTATTTATGGTGATGCAAACTATACATATACAGCATCAGCTTCTGCAACAAATGATTCACCTAGATATGGTAGAGAAATGCAAAGAGAGTTTTCAAGACAACTAATAGGTTCAGGAAGAAACCTAGCACTAAGTATAGAAGATAGTAGTACAAATGCTTCTTTTACATTGGACACAGCAGTAATAGAGTATGCTCTAAATAATAGACTATAAAGGAAAATAAAATGGGAACAGGTTACACAAGAAACGATACATCAAACAATATAGCTAATGGTAAAGTTATTGATGCTACAGACTTAGATGGTGAGTTTGATGCTATCGTAACAGCCTTTAGTACATCAGGTCATACCCATGATGGTACATCTGCAGAGGGTGGTGCTGTAACAAAACTATTAGGTACAAGTTTAACACTAGGAGATGGCACTGCAGGTACAGATATTACTGTGACTTTTGATGGTGAAACTTCTGATGGTGTTTTAAAATGGATGGAGGATGAGGACTATTTTCAGTTTAATGATGACATTCTTATTAATACGAATGAAAAACTTTACTTCAGAGATACTGGTATTTACATTTCTTCTAATGCTGATGGAGATCTTGATATTGTATCAGATGGTACAGCAGTAGATTCTATTAATATTGAATCAGCAGGTGGTATTACTCTTGATGCAGGTACGGCAGCTAGTGGTGTTATCTTTGAGGATGATGGCACAGAAATGTTGCGTATTTACAACAGTAGTAGTGATGTGCATATAGAATCAAAAGTATCTAATAAAGACATTCTTATTAGAGGTAATGATAATGGTAGTGATATTACTGCTGTAACTTTTGACATGTCGGAAGCAGGATTAGCTACATTTGGTGGTGGTATAACATCTACAGCAGTTGCTAATACATTAGGTGCTACATCTTTTAGTGATGCAAATATAACTAATGTAGGTAATATAGCTCTTGATAGTATTACGGCTGATGGATCTACAATTACAATTACAGGTAACACTACTTTTGCAGATGGATCTTTTAACTTTAACATTGCATCACATGATGGATCTAATGGACTACAGTTAGGTGGAGTGTTAGTAACTGCTACTGCTGCAGAATTAAACATAATGGATGGAGTCACAGCTACCACTTCAGAGTTAAACATTATGGATGGAGCCACGGCAACTACTGCAGAGCTTAACATCATGGATGGTGTCACAGCCACAACTT